CTTGCCGCAAGAAGTGATGAGTGTGCGTCAGATTTTCCGTAGAACATTTGGTGATGCCACAGGACCTTTTGCATCCAATTTTGATCCGTTTGCCCAGGCCAGCCTCAATGTGTACCTCATGAATTTCAACGTGGCCGGTGGCTTGGCCACCTATGATTTCTACAGTCAGTATGTGGAACTCGCGTCTCGTATGTTCGGTGGATATATCAACTACACATTCAACCCTGTGACTAAAAAATTGCAGATTGTACGTGATCCTCGCGGCACAGGGGAAGCAGTGCTGCTGTGGACCTATCAGCTCAAGCCTGAGATCCAATTGCTGTCGGACATGCAGATCTCGCAATGGATCATGGACTACATGGTTGGTGCGGCCAAAATGATCATTGGCGAAGCTCGTGAAAAATTTGCTGCCATCGCCGGTCCGCAGGGCGGTACGTCTCTGAACGGTGCGGCTATGAAAGCCGAAGCACAGGCCATCATGGATACCAAGGTCGAAGAACTCAAGCTGTATGTGGATGCTGGCCAACCGCTGACCTGGGTAATCGGATAATTGGTTAATTTTCCAACCAGTCATCATGCATACATTAGAAGATTGCTATAGACATATTGACATGCTTCGAGAAACTTTAAAACATTTAACCGTGAGGTAAATCAAGTGAAAGTATTGGTCAACGGATGCAGTCATATAGCCGGCACTGAATTGAATGACATCGACGAAGTTGCAAGAACAATGACTTGGCCAAACTTAATCAATGATTGGGACAGTGTGGTTAATATTTCTATGGCTGCATCTAGCAATGATTCGATATGCCGTAGAACAATTTTAGAACTTGACAAAAACAATTATGATTTTGTATATGTTCAGTGGACTCACTTTGATCGTATCGAACTTCAGATACCTTTCTACAAAGATCAAGGCGTTGAACACGAGTGGTTTTGTATCAACAGCGGAAATGCGGTTGTCGAGAGCAATCTCAATGGCATTCCAGGCTTAATATTCAACATTGCTCGCAGTGTTTATTTAAAACAATTCAATAACACCTGGTTTGACAACTTTAATATTGCACAAATGGTAGTGCTACAAACCTATCTAAAAAATCGCAATATACCTTATCAATTTGGGTTTGTGTTAGGTGAAGAGTACCGCCGAGTAAAAAAAAGCTCTCTTATCGATGTAGATCACGTGGTTGATCTTGCTTGGATTGATTTTTGCAACAAACATAGGTTTCAACGAATGATAGCTCACTATAGACGTGATGCACATGAAGCCTACGCTCAATGTATCACAAGAAACACACAGAAGAACAACGACAAAAAAGAGAAAAGAAAAACTTACACGACCAAAAAAAATATGTTATTATTGTAAAAAAGCAGTAGACGCTATGAACTATGGGAGATGGCACGGTGACAGATGTAAACACAACAAGTAAAAAACCTATTATTATTGGAGTGGTGGGACTGATTGGAAGTGGAAAGGATACCATCGCTGATTACTTGCAAAACATACATCAATTTAGACGTGAAAGTTTTGCCCATACTCTCAAAGATGCTGTAGCACAGATATTTGGTTGGGATCGGGAATTGATGGAAGGACGAACCAAAGAGTCCAGGCATTGGCGTGAGCAAGTAGATTCGTGGTGGGCAGAACGTCTTGACATGCCTAATTTAACACCTAGACATGTACTACAGATATGGGGGACCGAAGTTGCCCGTAAGAGCTTTCACGATGACATTTGGATTGCATCTCTAGAAAATAAACTTAGAAAAACCAATGATGATGTGGTAATTTCGGACTGCAGATTTCCTAACGAAATTTCAAGTATCCGGCGTGCCGGTGGCATTGTAATCCGTGTTGTTCGTGGCCCGGAACCCAAGTGGTACAATGCAGCTTTAAGTGTAAATCGTGGCCCCGATTGCAATACTGAGTGGGAGTTGAGCAAAACTTGTTTGGAAAAATATCATATTCATGCCAGCGAAACTGCTTGGATTGGCACCAGGTTTGACAGTGTAATAGACAACAACGGAGCACTAGACAACCTATATCGGCAAGTCAACGATCTGGTTCAAGGTCCCCGGGACGCCACGGTAAATCACTCCTAGCAATTTCTGTTTCGCAATTTCTACATATACAACGTAGATTTTTGATATCGACATTGTCCAAGCGTCCGTCGATGTGATATACTATTATCTGTGCACTGAATTTAGCACGGAATCCGCAGCGATCGCATCGCGATTTTTTTTTAAAACCAGCAGACTTCCATCGTGGTGTGCGAGACCTTAGGCCACGACCTCGGCGCATACAACTTTCACAGCGGCTGCGATATCTTGCGGCTCCGTTGCGATAGTAATTTATTGCACAAGGTCGCTGATAGCAAGCCTGGCAGATAGGGCGTTCCATATCTATATTTACAAGGACCTTTTGGAAAGGGATATATAGAACTCTTTTTTTATAGTTGCCGGTAAATATTTGCAACTTAACAAAAGGAACCAACCATGGCTCAAATTTCCCCGGGTGTAGAAGTAGTAGTGATTGACGAAAGTCAATACATTCCATCGGCTGTCAACACAGTTCCGTACTTCTTGGTCGCCACTGCACAAAACAAAGTTTCCGGCGACGGTGTTACCGTCGCCGCCGGCACCACTGCTGCCAACGCAAATCGCACTTTTTTGATTAGTAGTCAGCGTGACTTGGTGGCCACATTTGGTGTGCCGTTCTTCTACCGTACTACTACTGGTACACCCATCAATGGTTACGAACTCAATGAATATGGTCTTCTGGCAGCGTATTCGGCCTTGGGAGTCACTAATCGTGCTTATGTACAACGAGTTGATGTTGATCTACCAGAGTTGACAGCTAGTTTAAGCCGCCCACGCGGGGAGCCAGCCAATGGTACCTATTGGTTAGATACTTCTACTACCACATGGGGCATACAGGAATGGAATCTAGCCACCGGAAAATTTTCGGTAAAAACACCCATCCAGATCACAGACACAGCCCTGGTAGTAGATGCCGAGGACGATGATTATACACCGTTGTCTACCGTGGGTAGCATCGGAGACTATGCGGTAGTCACATTGGATCTACTCAATAGTGGTTGGTACAAAAATACTGACAATGCTTGGGTTGAGCTGGGCTCAGATGCATGGAAAAGATCTTGGCCTACCATAGTCGGCGCGGCCAGTCCTTCGTCGTTGTCCAGTGGCTCCAACATGTTTATCAATGACACTTTGATCACGGTTGGCGCCGGATCGACGGCATTGACTGTGGCAGGATTTGCCCAGGCCATCAATAATGCTGCAATTACCGGGATCACTGCTGAGGCGGTCAACGGACGTCTCAATATCTATGGTGACTCTACAGCAAGCAATGATGGTAGTACTTCCCTCGGTGGCATTATCGCTGTTGATCCCGGTCCAAACGGAGGGACAGCCTTGTTGGCAGCTCTCGGTATTGTGTCAAGCGAATATCAAGTTACTGCGTTCTTGCAGGCCTATAGCTATCAAATTCCTCGCTGGAGGACCACCGACGGAATCAATGCCAGCCCCACCGGTTCGGTATGGAACAACGTCAGCGCAGTTAACAACGGTACATCTCTGAAAATCAAAGTTTGGTCGTCGACCTTGGGCGAATGGGTAGCTCAGAATGCTCCCACACATCTGACAGACCAGAGCGCCAATCTAGCATTGGACCCTGCCGGCGGTGGCAGAAATATTCCGGTAGGCACTTTCTACACTGAGTTTCAAAATGGTGACAATACCTTTATCTTTCAGATATTGGAACGAGCACGATTTGGAGCGACCGAAGTCACAGGCACCACGGTTCCTACCAGTTTCAGAGTCGGTGACACCTTTTCTATCAGTGGATCCGCGGCTGGATCTGCCGATTTAAATAACGGCACTGTTACTATCGGCGGTACCGGAACTGTGGCCGACTTTATTGCAGCAGTGAGTGCGTCCGACATTCCTTTTGTTAGCGCGACGGTCAATTCAGCGGGAAATATAGTTTTTACTCACAGCCAAGGTGGCGTAATACGGTTACTTGATACTGTCGGGACAGCAGTTGTAACCGCAGGATTCACAGTAAACACTCCTTTCTGCAGACTGGGAATTGGAGCGTCTCAACGACTAGTTTTGAGTAATTGGGTAACTGCTCCTATCTTCACCTACATTCCCAGTGCAGAGGCACCACAACAGAATCCTGACAACGGACGCCTGTGGTATTACAGTTCTGTGAGCGATGTGGACATCATGATACAGGACAACGGTGTTTGGCAAGGTTATCAAAATGTGTCCAACGATGTGCGAGGATTCGACCTTACCCTGACCAATGCGTCGGGGCCGATTGTGTCGGCCACTGAACCTCTCACTCAAAACGATCTAGCCGAAAGCCCACTGCAATACGGTGATCTTTGGATTGATACCAGCGATCTTGAAAATTATCCGCAATTGTATCGTTGGCAACAGGTCAATGGCCTGGACCAGTGGGTGTTGATTGATACCACGGACCAGACCACGGAAAACGGTATCCTGTTTGCAGATGCTCGTTGGGCCCCGAATGGAACCACAGATCCCATCACAGATCCGGAACCGACCATCGAAAGTCTGCTGATCAGCAACTACCTGGATCTGGATGCACCGGACCCTGCCTTGTATCCACAGGGCATGCTGCTGTTCAACACCCGTCGATCAGGATACAACATCAAGAGCTTCCAGGTCAACTATTTTAATGCTCAGCGATTCCCAGATGACACAGTGCCTACGGTGACCAATACCTGGCTCACAGCCAGTGGTAACAAGACCAACGGATCCATGTTCGCCGGACGATTGGCACAACGACAGATCATTATCAAAGCTCTGCGTGCAGGTATTACCACAAGCGAAGCCGCAAGAGAAGAGCAAAATCAGTTCAACATCATTGCCACTCCGGGATATCCCGAACTGATCGCGGACATGATTGCACTCAGCAACGAACGCAACAACACCTTGTTTGTTGTGGGGGACACTCCTGTGCGCCTGAGTCCTTCGGGCAACGATTTGGTCGCCTGGGCCACCAATAACAATGGACTGGGACTGCCCAACGAAGACGGACAGGTGGCAACCAGCAACTACGCTGCCACGTTCTATCCAAGTTGCCAGACCACGGATCTTTCGGGCAACACCGTGGTAGCACCGCCCAGCCACATGATGATACGCACCATACTGCGTAGCGATGCTGTGAGTTATCCGTGGTTGGCTCCTGCAGGCACACGTCGCGGTGTGGTGGACAATGCTCGTGCGATCGGCTACATCAATGCCGAGACCGGCGAGTTTGAAACTCTGGCCGTGAGAGAATCGCTGAGAGACAAACTGTACGAACGCAACGTTAACCCTATAACCTTTATTCCAGGAGTGGGTATCACCAACTTTGGTAACAAGACTTCGGCCGCAGTGACCACTGCACTGGACCGTATCAACGTTGCACGATTGGTTTCGTTCCTGCGCGAACGCTTGGCAGAAATCGGTAAATTGTTCTTGTTCGAACCCAACGACCAGATCACGCGTGATGAAATCGCCAGTGTGTGCAACAGCCTCATGATCGACCTGATAGCCAAGCGAGCTATCTACGACTATCTGATTGTGTGCGATCTGTCAAACAACACTCCGGCCAGAATTGATCGCAACGAACTGTGGGTAGACATCGCCATCGAGCCGGTCAAAGCCGTGGAATTTATCTACATACCGCTGCGTATCAAGAACACCGGTGAGATTTCAGGACAGCAGTAACGGGCATCTTGGGTAGAGATTTCGCAGTCTCTGCCCAAGGTAAATAAAGTATATAGGAGATAGAAAATGGCAGTCTCATCACTACAAAAAATGACAGTGCCCTTGGCCAGCGATCAGTCATCGTCCACTCAAGGTCTGTTGATGCCCAAGCTGCGTTATCGCTTCAGGGTAATGTTTGAAAACTTTGGCATATCAAAACCCACTACAGAATTGACCAAACAAGTGGTGTCGTTTAACCGCCCCAATCTTACGTTTGAAAATATCGATCTGCCTGTGTACAACAGCGTATTGAAGTTGGCCGGCAAGCACTCGTGGGCCGATGTTTCCTGCGAAATACGCGACGATGCGTCGGGCGCGGTCAGCAGACTGGTCGGCGAGCAAATGCAGAAGCAGATGGATTTCCTGGAAATGGCATCGGCTGCATCAGGCATTGACTACAAATTCCTGACCAAGTTTGAAGTGCTGGACGGTGGCAACGGCGCTGCCGAACCTGTGGTATTGGAAACCTGGGAGCTCTATGGTTGCTATCTGCAGGCCGCAGACTATGGTGCCATGGCCTATGGTACCAATGAACCAGCAACCATCTCACTGACCATACGCTACGACAACGCCAACCAAGTTCCCGAAGGCACTGGTATCGGCACCGAAATTGGTAGAACTGTCGGCGACATTGTCACCGGCGTTGGCATTTAAAGGTTAGCCTGTGTCCAACGGCGGCGGCCCGTTTGGGATCGGCAATTCCATCCTAGGTCGGGCGCTAGGAGGGTTTTTAGGCAACAGCACCTTGCGTGATTACACTCACGCAAGTCGTGTTTTCGCAACCAACAGCTACGAACTCAAACCTCGCTTCAAGTTTCTATTCCATGTGAGTTTTACCATCAACACCGCGGAAATACCCTATCTGCGCGGTGCATTTTCAAACAGCGACATACAAGAACTCAGCCTCATTGTAAAGAACGTAGATCTGCCAAAGTATACCATCGACACCGAGGTAATGAATCAATACAATCGCAAACGATTGATACAGAAACGCATCAACTATAGTCCGGTGAATCTTGCCTTCCATGACGACGGTGGAGACAATGCTCGCAGGCTGTGGTATTACTACTATACCTACTACTACAAAGATGCCACACAGCCCTATCTCACACCCAACGTGACCAATGGATCTGCTGGTTCCAGCGCCAACCGCCAGTCTGGATTTGGGTACAACGCTGCAGATATCTATGACAACGAAATGCAGGTCAAGGACTGGGGATACATCGGGGAAACCTGGACCGACGGCACCAGTGCCACATCGGGCAAACCACCGTTTTTCCGAGACATACGTATCTATGGCATGGACCAGAGAAAATTTGCTGAATATGTGTTGATCAACCCAATTATATCTGCCTGGAACCACGACACCTACAACTACAGCGAAGGTACTGGAATCATGCAGCATTCCATGACCATAGTCTATGAAACCGTGAAATACTACGAAGGTGCCATTGGCTCCAGCAGACCCGACACCAATGTACAGGGATTTGCAGACCCCAGCCATTATGATACCAGGCCCAGTCCCATTGCGAGACCCGGCGCCAATCAAACCATATTTGGCCAAGGTGGTTTGTTGGATGCCGGCATTGGAATCATCAATGATCTACAGTCCGGTGGCAGAGCCGGTCTCATTGGTGCAGTGCAAACTGCCGGACGAGCAGCACAGACTCTGTCCAACAACCCCAATCTCAAGGCTACCATAGCCAATGAAGCACAGATCATTGCACGCAATCAGATCCGGCAGTCGTTGCCCGGCGCAACACGATCTCTCGTCAATTCGTCAAGCGGCGTTTTTGTACCAAAATAGATCTAGTAGATAACCCCATGACAACTGGATCCATCAACAACGTCAATTTCAACATCGATCAGACCGTGAGGATTTTTGATCAATTCTACGGGTTTGAGCGATTCGTGCCTGCTGCAGAATATGATGTGATCAACTCATATTTCCGCAGTGTCATGACCAGTCCCATTACAGCTGACTATTTTACCGTGGCACTGTTCCAGGTAGCCGAACAGTCTGGAATAGAACCACTGACCTTGTTGAACGAGTTTCAAGGCCTCAACGGTATCGAGTTGTCGGCCAGTTTGACCTACTACCTCAATCAACTGCGTAGCCGTGCTGCCTTGTTGGGTCTAGGGGTACCAGTGGTTCCTAACTTTTATGCTGCTCGCAATGTGCTGCAATGAAACGGTGGGCGCAAGGCATCTATGAAGTACTGAATCCTCAAAAATACGTAGGCAAGCATAGACCTCGTTATCGGTCGGGTTGGGAGCACAGTTTCATGCAATTCTGTGATACCAACGATCATGTGCTGCAATGGGCCAGCGAAAGCGTGACCATACCCTATCGCCATCCGCTGACCGGCAAGATCACTAACTATGTGCCCGACTTCATCATAGTGTATCGCAATCGCGACAACACAGTGCGTGCCGAATTGATCGAAATCAAACCCAAAAAACAAAGTGTGGTTGAATCAAAGATGAGTAACAGAGATCGTGCGATAGTGGCAGTAAACTATGCCAAATGGGATTGTGCTACCAAGTGGGCCAAACGACATGGCATGACCTTTCGGGTAATCACTGAATCTGACATGTTTCACACAGGATCCCGTTAGCCGGTAAATACGGCATGACAAAAAAATTGGAAGAACTTTTTGACCTGCCACGCAGCACAAATTTTGATTCCGGACCCATGGAAAATCTGCATGATCAGATCATATCCATAGATGCGACCATAGACAAGATTGACACGGCCTTGCCACAGGTACGTGGTCTGGATGCATCGGACAAAGAAATGGACGATCTGGCAGAGATGGCCGCAGCTAGTTATCGAGACCTCATGGATCTTGGTATGCAGGTAGATTCAAGATTTGCCAGTGATATCTTTTCTGTAGCTTCAAACATGTTGGGTCATGCGATCACCGCAAAAACAGCCAAATTAGATAAAAAGCTCAAAATGGTCGATCTACAACTCAAGAAGATGCGTCTGGATCAAAATCAGCCCGAGTTGGCGTCGCACCCCACGGCGCAGGGAACTGGTGTAGTACTGAGCCGTAATGATTTGTTGGGGCGCATTTTAGGTACCAAACAAAATGACAACAAAGAATAAATATACAACAGGATATCTCAAATGAAATCATTCGCCAAATACCTAGCCGAAAGTGAACGCACCTATGATTATCGCATCAAAATTTGTGGTCGCGTGCCCAGTGAGTTCGTAAAAAAACTCAAATCAAAGTTTGACCAATTTGACCCAGTGCGCATGGGCGATGTCAAGACCACTCCCATCCAGTCAGTGCTCACAGACTTTCCCAACTTCCGCAACGACGCCGTGACCATGTTTGATGTGAGCTTTCGTTACCCGGCTATCGAACCGCAGATCAAGCAGTTGGCACAGTTGTTGCACCTTGATCCCAACCGTATTGTCATGCACACAGTGACCTGGGACAACAGCATGACTCAGGAAATGCAAGACATCGAGTCGGAAAACAAGGGTCTGCTCACAGATACCGACTATCCTGCACCAGATGCAGAGCAGCGCGAGCTCAAAAAAGACTACAGTGCCGAACCACATGATCACGTGGTGCTCAAAAACGCATACCGCACCGACTTCACCGTGGCCGGCGGACGCACTGCCCTGGCCAAGACCACAAATGAATTGCCCATGGGAACTAACAGTCCCATGAGCCGTATCAAACGTCCGCCCAAGCCGCCCACCGGCGCACAGCCCCGGGGATAGGGTAAACAAAAATGTAGTTCACGGGATTGCCGCCCCTAACTGCTCTAACGCTATAGAGGAGCGTCCGCATGAGTACTTATTCACGTGTTAATTATCGTAAAATCTATGAGAAACATTTTGGATCAATTCCAAAAGAACCCAGTGGTAGAAGTTACGAAATACATCATAAAGATAGAGACCATGTCAACAATGATCCATCCAACTTGATAGCAGTGACACTACAGGAACACTATGATTTACATTATGCTCAAGGCGACTTTTGAGCATCAGTATTCATCAGATAAACAATCGCATACGTTCATAAATAATTTATAATGTCAAGGAGTCCAATGTGAGCACATTTTTTTACGATCTAAATCGCAGACTCAACGAACTGGCTGCACCAAAAGAAACCCTAAACGAAGGTGTCAGTGCCACTGACTACAATCCCAAAAGTCAGGGGGGTTCACGCAAAGAGTCGACGGCCAAGTACCACAAGACTCGAGATCTCCAAGATGCTGCGGCTGCTCGACGTGCCGGCGCCACCCAAAAAGAACTCAAAGCTGTGGAGGAAGGTTCCTGCGGTCGCATGGAAGAGGTCTCTTATTCTGCCAGGGCAGCACGTGCCGGCAAAGACATTGGCAAACCCAGCAAGAACTTTGCCAAGATTGCCAAGTCTGCGTCGGAACGCCACGGCAGCGAAGAACGCGGAGGAAAAGTCGCAGGTGCTGTGCTGGCCAAACTGCGTGCTAAAGAATCGGTAGAAGAAGCCGACATGGACGAAGGCAACGAATTCTCGGGTGCACTGGCCAAGGCTCGTGAGACCGGATCGTCCACGTTCAAAGTCGACGGCAAAATCTACAAGGTCACAGAAGCCGAACTAGACGAACGCGAATTTGATACCAAAGAAAAGTTTGATCTCCGGGCGCAGCCCGGGGATACCTATCGTGGTGCCAAGGGTACCATTACCAAAACACTCTCGGGGATGACACATCGCCGCCGAGCAGAACAAGAACGCGAAGTTGCGGACGATGACGATGACAAGCTCAAGACCATGGGTCGTCCCACAGGCACCAAGCGCGCCATTGGCGCCACGGGACCCACAGGTCGCAGCAAACTGCTCAAGAAAGATGCCATTGGCGAATCCGACATGGACGAAGATTACGACCGCGACGAATACGACAAAGAAGGTGAAATGGCCAAGAGTCAGAGTTATACCATTGCCGACGCAGCCATGGATCTTCGAGACATGCTGGCAGACAATGAAAACCTGCCCGAATGGGTACAGAAGAAAATTACCTTGGCTCAGGAATACATAGATTCGGCCCGCGACTATCTCAAGGCCAATCGTCCCGAAGACGAAATGGTAGCCGAAAAGGCAGTGAGTCAAGCTCAACGCAGGGCCGCAGGCATCGCTCGTGCAGCACAAAAAGGCTACATTCCACGTAGCGAACTGCGTGGCGCATCAAAGGCCATGGCCGAGATGCCTACCGGTGAACTGAAGAAATTTGCCAAGACCAAGGAAAAAGGTCTACCCGAGAAAGTCCGAGAAGGTGACACGGGTCAAGCAGATGCTC